TTTTTAGCTGGTTCAGTTCTTGGTGGGCCTATTGGTGGTTTAATGCAAGCTTCTGCGCCACTGGATTATATGAAAACTAATCCCATTGGACCAACACCAAAAACACAACTTGGAACAACTGTTCTTGGTGGAGCAATTGGTGGCTTAATAGGTGGTATGCGTGGTGGAAAAGCTGGAGCCATTGGAGCAATAGCTGGCGCAGCAGTAGGAGCTGCTGCACCACTTGAATATACCAGAAGAAGAATAGCAGCTAATCAAGATTTTTACTCTCAAAGCCCATATGCAAGATCAAGACAATTGGCAAATGAACTTAACGCATCTGGTGACATAGTCCTCGGTATGCACAATGCAAGAGGCGGATACTAATGCCACTGAATCCATTAACTGGACAATTTGAAGATTACACGGATCCACAAGCTAACGAGTCGTTGGCAATGAGGATGATGGGAGCTGCCCCTGGAATAACAGCATCTCTTGGCATGAGCTCTAGAAGAGGTGCCAATACGCTCATGCGTGGAGGTTATTTCGATGATACCACAAGACGAGCTTCAAGACGAGCAAGTTATCAGGTATTTCAAAATGGTAGCCTTACGCCCACTCCGGCAACAAGAAAATCATTCTTATTTGGAAGTAGAAGATTTGCAGATGATGCAGCAGCTGCTGGTAGTGGCAAAATGGCATTTGCAAAAACATCAAGAGTTAATAATGCATTTTATAGACCAAGAAATCTTAGTGGTTTTCATTCATTAAGTGTTTTTGGAGCATCTGAAAAAAGCAGTCTTTACACCTATGCTCAAGGGCATAGGTTGTTTAATAAAACAGAGAAATTTGGAATGGGGAGATTAAGGCAGGCAGCTGGAGTCGGTGCTGGAGAAGCTGCATTGGGACCTGGACTTTTTGCAGCTGTATCAGCTGGAAGAAGAATGGATTTACGTGGCCCTGGAAACCTTGACGAATTTGGAACCAGAATACAAAGACTAGCCACAATGAATAATCCAACAATGCTGGAATCCAAACTCACAACAATACCTATGCTCGCTAGTATGAATAATGTGACTCCGTCTGTTTATAGTACAGCAATGTCAAGTCTTAGAGCAGGAGGCGCAGAAGCTAGAGGTGTTGCTGGAAACTTGCTCGTATCATCTATGGCTGGTAAAGGAACTCAGTATCTAGGAGGATACTTTAGAGGAGCACAAGGTTTTGCTGGAAAAGCTGGTTTATCTGAAGTAGCTGAAAAAGGTGCAAGAATGGCTGTATCTCATATGGATGAGGCTATAGCGAAAATAGGCCTTCAAGGTCCAGGCATTGGGACAAGAGCTCTTGAAGGGGGAGTGATTAAAAATCTTGGATATAAAAATACTGCTAGAGCATTTGCAACTTCAACTGGAGCAAAAGTGCTTGGTGCAAGAGCAGCTGCATTAGCAATACCTGGTTTGCAATTTGTTGCCGCAGCATCTTTTGTTTATGATTTAGGAAGAATGGCTGGAGAAGTAGTTAAGAGCGGAATTAATTTAGCCCGCGATGCTAACAAATCTCTTCAAGGTTCAATTAATAAACCAATGTTTGGAATGGGTTACAAAGACACTGAGGCAGCAGCAACCTCAAGATCAAGAGGTGTTATGGCAATTCAAAATTCTAGACTAAATGCAAGAAGTGTGTTAGGATCAGAAGCTGGAATGATGGCTGCCCATTTTGGATAAACTATGAACGATAAAACAAAAGCTTTTAGAGAACAACTAAAAAAACTCTCAAGAGAAGATTTACTTGAAATAATAAAAAATCAAGATATAGAAATATATAAACAAGTAAATAGAATTGAGTGGGTATTTAGAAATAAACTCTCACATGTCAACTGGAACAGTGGACTTCCTGTTTTAGATAGGGATATGACTAATGAAGAGTTAGCATATCTAATTGACGAACCATTTGAGATAGATAAAGAGCTTTTGGATCTTGGAGTTAGCGCAGAACAACAAAGGCAAATACATATAGCAAAAGATCCAGTTGTTTGGGCAAAACATTTTTTAAAAGCAGAACCAAGAGCATATCAAATATTAATATTAAGACACCCTTCCCTAAGAAAGGTGTTGAGAGCTGGTCGTCGTCTAGGTAAAACTTTTACCTTGGCAATACAGCTGTTGCACTACAGCTACACTCATAAAGATGGCAGATGCTTGGTGGTTGCACCAATGAAAACTCAGGTGGAATTGATTTATCAGGAAATTCTTAGAATAGCTTCTAAGAATGAAATTGTTATGAACTCAATGACAAGAAAGGTAACGAGCCCACAATTCATGATGGAATTCTCTAATGGTTCAACTATTAGATTCTTTACTTCAGGAATGAGATCTGGTGGAAAATCAGACGTAGCTCGTGGTCAGGAAGCACACTTAATTATCTTAGACGAAATGGATTACATGCATTCTGGAGACTTAGATGCGTTGTACGCGATGCTTCAGAAGACAGCCGAAGATCAACCAGATAAAGTTATGATAGGTGCATCTACTCCAACTGGCAGAAGAGAAAAATTTTGGGAATGGTGTAACAGTAATAGATTTAAAGAGTTTTGGTTTCCATCATATGTAAACCCATTTTTTAGCAAAGACCAAGAAGATGAATTTAGAGAACAGTATTCTGAAATAGGATATAGACATGAAATTGAAGCCGATTGGGGCGAAGACTCAGAAGGTGTATATCCAAGAAAGTATGTTGATATGGCATTTGTTGATCCAGGCTGGAAATACAATGCCGAAGTTACATCAGCTAGATCATTTTTTACTATAGGTGTTGACTGGGATAAATATGGAGCTGGAACAAATATTGTTGTAGTTGAAGCTTGTAATGACACTTATGAAGATGAAAGATTCAGAGGAAGAACTAGAGTCTGCTACAGAGAAGAAATACCTCGTTCTGAATATACTTTAACTAAAGCTGTCGATAGAATTATGGAACTTAATAAAATATTCCAACCAAAACATATCTATGTTGACAGGGGTTTTGGAGAAGTTCAAGTAGAACTGTTGCATAAAGCTGGAGTAGAAAATCCTCAAACAAAATTAAGAGAAAGAGTAAAAGGTGTTTCATTTGCTGAAACAATAGAAGTAAAAGACCCTTACACTCAGCTTCCAGTTAAGAAAGAAATGAAACCATTTATGGTTGATAACTTGAGGCAATATTTAGAAAAAGAAAAAATTCTTTTTTCAGAATCAGATGAAGAACTTTATTTGCAATTAATATCTTATATTGTCGTAAGAACTACTCAAACTGGAAGACCAGTTTTTGAAGCAGGTGGATCAGCAATGGATCACGCGCACGACGCATTGATGCTGGCCTTGTTAGCTATTACACAAAACTATGGCGAATTAATGAGATCAAACTACACAACAAGGACTCAATCTTTTTCAAATACATTCTACATGCCAAAAACAACGACGTCAGAAGATGATCCTGTGGAATCAAAGCATACTCCATCTGTTGGTAGAGCCGATGCACTGATGGCTTCTAGGGTTGGAAGAATGGCTGGAAAACCAAAGCTAAAAAGAAAAATATTTTAGGTTAATTTATGTCAATAAATAATATACAGCAAAACACAAATGGTTCAAATAATTTTTATTCAGCTGAAAAAGCTGACGTATCTTTTTTTGAACAAAAATCACCACAAAAATATATAGATGAAAATCCAAATGGAATTATTCCTGGAAAATTTGAACATGCACTTAGACCAGATTACTTCATTCCATTAGAGGGTTGTAGGGGTGAAATAATACAAACCTATAATTTTCTATATCAAACTAAATCAACATTAGAAAAATTATTATCAAATATTTACATAAATCCATCTATAAATATTTCTTTAGAAGAATCACACAAAAAATTATGGAAAGAATTATTAAAATATAATTCTACAGAAAAAACAGTACCAGATCATATTTCTTTTAGTGAATATAAATACGCAGAAAGATCTATGTCTACTAGTGCAAGAAGAATGCTAGAAAATTATCATCAATCAATTTCTCAGTCATCATTTGCGTATTTATTTGATTTGCGAAATTTATTGACACTCATGCTAAATGAAGCCTCAAACATAAAAGATATTTTATTATTAAAGTTTGGAGATGATTACGAAGATGACTCACAAAAACAGATTGCATTGCAGTTCGACTCATGGGCCAAAATGGCGTCACAATACACGCAGTACATTAGGCAGACAATCATATCGCCCCCAGATCAAATTCCAGCTCCCGAATTGGATAAAACAACAAAAAGGCAATCAGTTGAATTCCAAGCGTTTTTTTCAATTAAATTAAATGCAATACATGATGAAACAAAAAATGTTTTAGAATCTTTAAAAAGAGACTATCTTGATAATGGTGATATATTTTATCAAAGGTATGTATCTCAATCTATTGATTTTAAAAATCAAATAGTTTCTTCAATGGAATTAGATTATTACACTACAGCAATGTCTAGAGAAATGCCAGTAATGACAGAAGAACTTTTGTCCGCAACAAATATAATTAATTCAAATTTTGGAATGATATTAACAGATATGACTCAAAGAAGTCATATTATTAATTCTAACGTACAAAAACTATTTACTCTTGTATTAACAAAAAGAAAATATTCAAATTACATATATCAATTATCATCTAAGGGACAACCAAAGCCTGTAATAATTAAAAATGTTAAAGATGATCAATACTCTAAAATATTTGACTCAACACATCAAACATATAGAACAGAAAGTGATTTGGTTTCTAGTCATGCTAGTTTGGACGACCTCACTGAAGACCATCATCCTCAGTATCTATTAAGACAGGGTGGTTCAATTGGTGGTAATATTTCTATAGAAAACGATGCAAGAATAGATGGAGTAAGAATTTCTACTCACGCCCATACTGGATCTGATGGTTCTGAAAAAATTAAATCAATAGATATTGATTACACATCTGTGAGAGAAACTGAAGAACTAATACCGCCACAACCAGTATCTGTAAATATAGTTGAATATGTTGCAGATATATTAGATGGAGGAGTCCCATCAGCGGATGCTATAATTGACATTGAAATTGACGATAATGCGTATAACGAAAATCATGACTACGTAATTGAGGTTATTCAAATTTAATTATGACTTGGTTTAGATATTTACCTGCGACGGCCAATCCGTCTATATCCTTACAGGACACTAGTTACGTATATCCTATTTTAAGAAGAAAAATAAACGTTCCAACATTGAAACAGGATATACTAAAAGATAGTTGGTTATTTGCAGACATATCTGATATATCAATAGATAAATTTATTAATTCTTCATTAGAACAAGAAACAAAACAAAATTCATATATAGTCGTATATGAATCAAGAGCAAGTGATGATTATAATTTTATTGCAGTTAAGTCACATATTATTGGTGATAGAATTTATTTTCAAACTGCGGTTGATCATGAAAAAGATATAGAAATTGAAAATCAATATAGCCTTTATTATAAAACAGATAATATTAAAAAAATTAAAAAAACATATAATGGCGTTTATGAAGATTACATCTCATGTGTAGAAGAACAGGCAGAATTTGTCACTACAACATCCGATATAGATGAAACATCTTTTGATGTCAGTTCGAATACATCAGCATTTTATAATTTTTCTTATCTAAATCTTGAAAAAGATTGGGAAAATGGAATTACTAAAAACCCTGGGGCAAAATTAATTGGAACTTTTACTGGCCCACTATTTGAGCTATTTTGTAATAAAGGCCCTAATTTAGGAAAATTTAAATTAAGAATAATATCTTTGTCTTCCGACGCAACACCAGAAGACATCGTAGAAGTTGATTGGCAGGAAATAGATTTATTTAGTGAAAATACAAGAGAAAATATACTAGTATTTTCTAAAACTGATTTATATTATAAAGATTATATTTTTGAAATAAAAGCAGATTATGAAAAAAATTCTTTATCAAAAAATGGAAAAATAGAAATCGATCACTATTCTTACGCTTTTAACCCTTATGCAACCATAGGAAATGAAGAGGTTAGTCCATATTTATTTGGTAGAATAGTTTCCGGAGGAACAGTATAATGGCTAAAGTTAGAAGAAAAATAGAAAATTTAAAACCACGGAAAAAATTACATACTAACAGCTAGAGTAAAAGACTCAGATCTAAATGTAAATTCTGTACCATCTCAAGCAATTATATTTTCTGTTCCAACAGATCAAACAATTCCTGAATTTCCATTAAACCTTGCTTTATATTCTTCTTTTGAAAAAGTGATGTTTGTTTTTGACAACGCACTAGACAAAGATGCAAGATCATATGGATATGAACTTTATGAAGCAGATCAAGTTTCTGGGTCATACCCAAACATTGTTCCTATAACAAATGCAACTATATATTCTGCTGGAACATCTGGATCAAACGTATTTACGGTTGCAGTAGAAAACAGTACTGATTCTACAACAAAAAGATACTTTGGAAGAATAAGAACTATAGATTCTAGTGGCAATCCAAGTAATTGGTCACCAATAGTTCAAAGCGATCAAGAAAATCCACTGATATCAAATCAATATATTTCAAGCGTAACCGCCGCAAAAATAACCGCCGGAACAATTGGGGCACATGAAATAGTTTTAACACAATCAGGATCTCCAACATCATACAGTGCACCTGCAAATACAGCAGTAATTAGATCATCAAATTATCAAGCAAATACAGCTGGATGGTTAATAAGAGGAGATGGTTTTGCAGAGTTTGATTCAACTACAATTAGAGGTGGATTAAAAGCTGGATCAGTTTTTATTAACGCTGATAATAGATGGAAATCAGATGCAAATGGAAACTTAATTGTAAGCCCTGAATTTAAGGTTGGTTCTTCAACTAAATACCTTTCATATGATGGAGCAAATACTCTTACTTTTACTGGAAACCTAGTTGCAGCTGGAGGATCATTTAGTGGAAACTTATCTGCAGCTGGAGGATCATTTGCTGGTCAATTAGATGTAGGAAGCGGTGCAAACTCATTCCATGTTGATACAGCAGGAAATATGTGGCTAGGAAATACAGCTTTTGCGTCTGCACCATTTAGGGTTTCAAATGCCGGTGTTGTTACCGCTACATCAGGAACATTTAGCGGTGCAATTGATGTTGGCAGCGGTACAAATTCATTTCATGTAAATACATCTGGTCAGATTTGGTCTGGCAATGCGGCTTATGCATCTGCGCCATTTAGGGTAAACAATGACGGAACGCTGTTTGCAACATCTGGAACTATTGCTGGCTCAATGACACTTAGTGCTAGTGGGACACTTACAACTGGTGCTGGTCTTGGAGCGACCACACTTGGATATAACCCATCGTGGTCTGGTGGTAGGTCTGGAGTTTTTTCAGATGGAAATATTAACGGGTTTGCATCGTTTACCTACGACGATATTTCAATTTATCAAGATGGAAACTTAGATTGGCCATATAGCCAAATGACTTCTGATGGAATATACACAACCAGCATCAATGGCGCTGGTCAAAACTATATAAATATGCTTGGTAATTATGTTGGTTTTAGGTATAACATTGGTTTTGGTCCTTGTGACGACACATATTATGCAGCATTTTATGCAACAGGAAATACTGCTAGCGGAAACGGATTTTCTGCAACAGCAACTCGAATAAGCGATAGTTTCCAATACTCATGGAATTATCTGCAAGGTGTTTCAGACAGAAGAGTAAAGATTAATATAGAGGAAGTTAGCGAAGATTGGGAAGATAAATTTTTAAATCAACTTAAAATTTGGCAATTCGACAAGATTAATTTTGCAGATGATAATGATTTACATGCCTACGGTAAGCATTTGGGTCTTATGGCTGACGAGGTGAAGGAAATTTTCCCTCAATGGGAAACAAGTTATATGCTAAGAGACCCAGACGGTGCAGATGCAAATGTAATTAGAGGCGTTGATTATCAGTCAATGATTCCAGCACTTATATGGATTGTTCAGAGATTTGATGTAAGAATCAAAGAACTTGAGGCTAGACTCGCAGGATTAGAATAAATATCAATTAA